TGAACACCAAGATAGTTTTTATACTTTTGGAACACAGCAAGAGGTTGCAAGTATACCTACAACCACATTACCTAACCCTTTTGTAATACAACCTCCAGCAAGTGTAACTTTATCAGATCAATTAATAGAATATAATGATGGAACAGTTATTGTGGCATTAGATGTTACAGTAGGTGCATCACCTGATAAGTTTATAGACTTTTACCAAGTAGAATATAAATTAAGTTCTGATTCAGATTTTATTATTTATGCACAAGGTTCAGGATTAAATCATAGAGTGCTAAATGTGATTGATCAACAAACTTATGATGTAAGAGTAAAGGCTGTAAGTACTGCTGGTATATCCTCAAGTTATGTATCTGCTCAAAGAAAGATAGTAGGTGCAATAGCACCACCTTCAGATATAACAGATTTTTCTTGTAATGTATCAGGTCAAGAAGCACACTTATCATGGGAAGCTGTAACAGATTTAGATTTAGCTTTTTATAATTTAAGGTTCTCTGAAGAAACTGATGGAACTGCTGATTGGCAAAACTCTGTCGCATTAGTAGAAAAAATCTCAAGACCAGCAACATCAATATCTGTACCAGTACGACAAGGAACATATTTAATTAAAGCAGTAGATAAACTAGGAAACTTTAGTTCTAATGCAACTGCTATTATATCGAATGTAACAAGTGCAATAAATTTTAATGCTATAGCTACACAATCAGAACACCCTACTTTTGGAGGAACATTTACCAACACACTTTTAACAGATAACGCTATTGAGTTAGATAGTTCAGAGTTATTTGATTCTGCTAGTGGCAATTTTGATACTGAAACAGCTAGGTTTTTTGATTCAGGTGCTAGTAACTCAGATTTTTTAGCTAGTGGTAACTATCAATTTGCAAATGTAATTGATATAGGAGCAAAGCATACTGTAAGAATAACTGCATCACTTACACAAACTTCAGACAACCCAGATGATTTATTTGATGGAAGATCAGGTGATTTTGATGATGCAAGTTCTAATTTTGATGGTGATGCACCAGCTAATTGTAATGCTCATTTAGAGATTGCAACAAGTGATGATAATTCTACATTTACAGATTTTAGAGGTTTTGTTATTGGTGAATATGAAGCAAGATATTATAAATTTAGAGTTGTATTAATTTCAAGAGATAACGCATCAACTCCAGTTGTATCAGCAGTAACAGTAACTCTTGATATGCAAGACAGAATTTTTAGTGATAATGATATCGTTTCTGGTACAAGTACAAAATCTATTACATTTACAAAACCATTTAAAACTGTTAATTATGCAGTAGGGGTAACAGCACAAGGAATGGCAACTGGAGATTATTTTACTGTAAGTAATAAATCTATTACTGGGTTTGATGTAGCATTTTTTAACAGTTCTAATTCTGGTGTATCAAAAACATTTGATTTTATTGCAAAAGGATTTTAAAAGGAGTATAAATAATTATGGCACAACACGACATGAATATAGCAAACCAATCATTTCCTAGCTTTAGGACTGATTTGAATAATTCGTTATCAGCACTTAATTCCATGCACTCAGGAACATCAAGACCTAGTGGTGCAACAACTGGTACAATGTGGTTAGATACTACCAATGCTGGTAGTAACTCATTAACAATAAAGTTTTTTGATGGCTCAGATGATATTACATTTGCAACAGTTAATACATCTGCTAATACAGTAGATTTTACAGATTCATCTGTTACATTTGATATAGTGAATGATACATCTCCACAATTAGGTGGAAATTTAGATACTAATTCACATAATATAATAATTGATGATGCACATTTTATTTCTGATGAAAATAATAATGAACAGATAATATTTCAAACAACAGCTTCAGCAGTTAATGAATTAGAAATAACAAATGGAGCAACTGGCAACCCACCAATTTTGGGTGCAAGTGGTGAAACAAATGTAGATTTACATTTAAAACCTAAAGGCTCTGGGGAAACTATTATTGGTTCTGGTGGTGCTTCTGCTACTCTAACAACAAGTGGTGCTCACGATTTAATTTTAGATACTAACAAAGGTACAAACTCTGGAAATATAACTATTACTGATGGGGCTAATGGCGATATTACTTTAACACCGAATGGAACTGGCAGAGTAGTTATAGGAAAAGCAAGTATTCCAAGTACAGAAACAGCAACTATTTCTACAAGCAAAACCCTAGACTTTGATACAAACCAAAATTTTATTCTTACTCTAGGTTCAGGTGCTAATACACTAGCTCAACCTAGTGCAGAAGCATCTAATGTAGGACAAACTGGTATTATAGTATTTATTCAACCTTCAAGTGGAAGTGCTGGAACAGTTAGCCTACATGGTGATTATGAAACTGTAGGAGGTGCTGGTTTAACTTTATCAAGTGCAAACTCAGCTTATGATGTAGTACCTTATCTGATAAAAGCAGATAATTCTATTCTTTTAGGTTCACCTCAACTGGCGTTTAGTTAATTATGTTTAGTAATGAATTATGGCAACAACCACCAGCTATTACAGGGCCAGTTAATATTACTTTTATAGGTGATGGAGGAATCAATAGTTTTTCATCATCAAGTTATACGTTTTCTAATGAATCAATTGGCACAGAATCATCAGATAGAGTAGTACTTGTGTCTGTTTATGCGAAAGGAGATAATTCAGCTATTTCTAGTGCTACTATTGGGGGAACAAGTATGTCGATAATTAAACAAGTACATCACAACTTTGGTGATGCTGTAATTTTAGGTGCTTTAAAAGCAACTGGAACAAGTGGAGACCTTGTTATTAATGTTGGTGCTCAAACTGATAGAATTTATTATGGAATACATACTATGACAGGGACTGGTGGTTCTACGACAGCGAATGATACTGCTTCTGCTGTTAACTCAACTAGTTTGTCTTTAACTTTAGATATTCCAGCAGAAGGAGGAGCAGTTTGTGTTGGTGGTGGAAACAATGCTGGTGGTGTATCGGTTAGTGGATTAACAAAGGATTGGGAAGAGGTAATTATTGCCTCTGGTGGTGGTGGCTCTGATAGTGATATGAGTGCAAATGCTTCTTTAACAGTTTCTATGACAGTACCAACTAGTCACGAAGCTATGGTAGCTGTTTCTTTTGCTAAAGCATAAAAGAAATTAAAAATGTTAGTAATTTTAAACACTAAAAATAAAATAATAAAAAGGAGCTACAAATGTGGGCATTAATTAATACAGATGATAATAGTATAATTGAAGTTATACATTATCCTAAAGCAGTTACAATAAATAATTTTTTACATTCTAAACAAATTTTTTCAGATTTGCCTTGGAGTGAATTAAATAATTTAGGAATATATGAAGTTTTAGATAATGGTGTAAAGGGTAACGATTTGTTTGAAGTTACTTCAAGGCCTATTTATACCTTTAATCCTGATGACAACAATGTTACTACTAGTTACACCATTACAGAAAAGTCATTATCAGATTCAACGGATTCTGATGGAGTAATAACCTACGGATTAAAACATCATGCTAAAGAACAAGCTAAAGAAATAGCACATAATCTTATAAGGCGATTTAATTGGTTGGTGGAGAGATCAATATACGATAGTAGTAAAACTATACCTAAAGAACTCAGCGATTATGTCAGTTCTATTAGACAAGACTGTAGCGACATTGAAACAGCTATAGATGGTGCAACTACAATGGCTAAATTTAAAGCATTATATCAAGACGAATATAATAATGACGGAACTATAAAAACTGTTAACAGAATTGGAAGGTGGTCTGATGATAGTGAAGTTAAAACGTATTTACGATAAAATAAAACAAAGATTATTTGGTAAGTTGTGCAAGTGTAAACCTAAGAAAAGAGGTAGACCTCCAAAGTTTCGATTTTTTTAATGGTAGAACCAGTAACAGCCATTCTGAGTGGAATAGCATTAGTTAAGAGTGCAACCTCATTTATTAAAGATAATATCAACACAGTAAATGATATTTCTGATATAGCAAAACAAATAGATCAAGTGTTTGAAGGTCAGCAACAAATACATAAAGAAAGAAATAGACAAGCTAACAGCACAGCAAATGAATTAGGTTTATCTAGTGTTGCCCAGAGTGTAATTGAATCTAAGTTAGCAGATGAACGCATTGCTGAGATTCGCACTTTGATCAACTATAGGTTTCCTACTGCAAAACCTCCAAGTACTTGGGATTTAATTATAATGGAAAGAAAAAGAAGAATAGATGCTAAAAAACAAGCAATTAAAGTAGCAAAAGCAAAAAGATTAAAGAAAAGACAAGAGATAGAAGAATATATTAAATATGGAATTATTACAGTAGCAGTAATATTATTTATAGGAGTAGCTGTTGGAGTTACTGTAAAATTTTTTGTATCATTTTCAGAGCCAGTATATGCACATGATGTAGAAAGAGCTGATACTGAATTATATTTAGAGTATAAACAAAAACAAAATAACTGGATTATAGAAAAAGATTGAACACTTGTTATATTTTATATAATATTTAAACGGATTGAGGAATAGTTATGGCTGAAATAAAACCAACAACAACAAAAGAACATATAGTGAATATTTATAATAAAATAGAAAAACTAGAAACTAATCATATCTATCATTTACAAAAAGAAGTGAAAAGATTGAACTATGTTTTATTGACTGTTGGATTTATGGTAACTAGCCAATTTATTGCTATGATATTTAAGGTTTTTAAATAATGGAATTATCAAAGAATTTTACATTAGCTGAATTATGCAAAAGTCAAACTGCTATTAGAAATAATATTGATAACATTCCTACAGATCAAATTATTATTAATAATTTAATAGCAGTATCAAATAATATTCTACAACCTATAAGAGATAACTTTGCAATACCTTTTAGTCCTAACTCTGGGTTTAGAAGTGAAGAATTAAATACAAAGATAGGAGGTTCTAAAACTAGCCAACATTGTGAAGGTCAAGCAGTAGATGTAGAAGTTCCAACTATTAGTAATTTAGATTTGGCGAATTGGTGCAGTATAAATTTAAATTATGATCAAATCATATTAGAGTTTTATAAAGATGGCGAACCCAGTTCAGGTTGGGTACACATATCTTATAATTTAGAGAGTAATAGAAAAAAATATTTAAGTTTTGACGGCAGACAATATAAGGAAATGAAATAATGGCAATAACATCTTTAATAGCACCAGCTACAAAATTAATTGGTAAGTTTGTAAAAGACAAAACAAAACAAATGGAATTGGCTCACGAGATCAGCACAATGGCAGAGAAACACAGTCAAGAACTAGCATTGGCACAAATAAAACTAAACACCGAAGAAGCTAAAGGCAACTGGTTTCAGTCGTCTTGGCGACCTTTAATTGGGTGGATAGCTGGGTTTTCTTTAGGTATTAATTATCTTATAGCTCCAATATGTGCTGGATTTGGAATAAATATTCCTCAAGCTGATATGTCAGTAATAATGCCTTTAATATTAGGTATGTTAGGAATGGGAGGGTTGCGTTCCCTAGATAAAATTAAAAAAGTAGACACTAAAAATAATGGAGTAAAAAAATAAATAAAGAAAAAGATACAGAAGAAATAAAAAAAGAAACAAAAAAATTTATAGAAAATAATCAAAGTGAAATATTAGAAGAAGATATAGCTGGAATGGATAATGATTGGGTAAGCATTTATAAAGGATTAAATGATGGAACAAACAATAGAAAACTTTGAAGGTACTAAAAATATTCATATAGATTCTGGTGGTAAAACAGATTTAGAAGTAGGTATTCAGTTTATATATGATATGAGAGAACACCCAGTAGATATTGCTATAGCTACTATATATGCCATAGTTGTATATGCGACAGTTATGTGGATTACTAAAAAATTTAGAAAATAAAAAAGGGAGAAACAATGAAGAAACAAAAAAATAAATCCAAAGTAGTAAAAGTAAATACTAAAAATAAAATTAAAGAACTTTGGGGTAAAGTAGAAAAATATAAAATGTGGGTTAAAATTATTATAGTTTTTGCTATTCTAATAACAATACATTCAATAATTCAACACTAGGAGATTATTATGCCTTATCATTATGGAAAAGGAACACACTCTAAAGGAATGAAGAAAAAAGGTAAGAAGAAGAAAAAAAACAAAATGAATAAAAAGAAAAAATAATGGTTAAAGTTGCATCTATTAAAAAATTTACAAAAGACCTGACACTTAGACAAAGAAAAACTATGAATAGTCATGCAAGACACCATAGTCTTAAACACATGAGATCAATGGCAAATGCAATGAAAAAAGGTGCAACTTTTAGTCAGGCACATACCAGAGCTATGAGGTCAGTAGGCAAATGACTGGATTTACTACAACTGCAACCATATCGGAACTAATAAACAAAAGACCTATTAAAAGAAGAAGAAAACAATCTAAAACACGCAATAAAAAGGTTTTAAGAGCCACACAGAAACTTTTAAGACTTTCCTAATACTTTACACCCTAAATAAGAAACCCTAGCTGTATTAAGGCTAGGGTCTATAAGGTTATACTTATTATGAATGGAGATATATCTTTAATGAGGAGAGATATTTCCATTTATTATTCTATACCAATGTGGCTTAAATGCAACACTAAAAAATTATTTTAAAATAAGTATTGAATAACCTAAAAATTCTGCTAGGTTTTATATATGAAGATTAATAATAATAATAATAACAAGGAGAAAATAATGAGAACTAAATTACCAGAAAATAAATTTAAACATATTGTTTTTGGAAAATCTAAAAGAGGTGGTAAACAAGCAATGGTAAGTTCAAAACTTCAAGAGCTTGGTTATACTTTTTACAAAGACTATAGATATTACAAAGGTAGACAATGGTGGGTATTACAAGCAAAAACTTGTGGTGAGTTTATTCATAGAACTACTAGCCTTGAAATGTTAGAATGGTATATTGATAAAAACATAATTAACATACAAGATAAATTAAATATTCCTAAAAACTCAAGCTACAAAGTATGTAAGCATGTTTATGGTTATATTATCACAGAGTTAACACCTTGGACTGAATCAGGTCATAAAGAAATAGATAAAGTGTTTAATAATGTTAAAGAAGTTGAAGATATTTTAAATGAGGTAATAGCTATAGAGAACAAGTACAAAGCAGTATTAAAAAAAGCTTTAGACAAAACTAAGGAGAGTGCTTAATTGCACTCTTCTCTTAATAATAATAATGAGGAGAAATAAATGATAATAAACGGAATACAAAGAAAAGTATCTTTAACAATGGCATTTAAAGAACAAGTTGCTAGTGATATAAGAGTTCTTATAGAAGCTGGTCATAATACTTTTGGTAGGCTTAGAAAGAAACTGCCACAGTATGAGGATAATGAAATCAAATCAGCTTTACGATATGCAAAGAGTAACGCAATTCAGTCAGCTAAATCAGTAGGTTCTAGAATGAACTCAAGATTAGTTATAAGTAGTTATTTAATTGTAAAACCAAAGAGCAAAAAAACTTATGAGGTAATAAAAATATGAGTGAAAAAAATATTAATATACAAGTTACCAATATTGAAGAAGCATTGAAGTGGATAAAGACTTGTCCATTTCAGTATGCAATATCTTCAATGCAAGGTGGGTTTTTACATATTAAAATAATTGTACCTAATGATAAATTTATAAATGAGGATAATTAAATGAAACAAATAAAAAATATTAATCATAGTCATACTCTAAGATTTAAAGTTATTTCTTATAATAAAATAACTTATTACTTCAAACTGCATCATAAAGACTACACGATAGGACTGTATGATAATGATATGAATTTAATAAAAACAATAAAGGGGATTATATAATGGTTTCTACATTAGCAAAATATACTTTGACCTATAAGCTAGAACATTGGAGATTACCAGCAGTTTTAAAGTATTATAAAAAACATGAAGGTAAAGATTATAATGATAAAGTTGGTATTGAACAAGTTAAAACACAATATGGCTTATACCTTTATGGTCAAATAACCATAATAGAACAAATACTAAATAAAGAAATATAGGGGGTAGCATGAACAAACATATTAAAAGACATATCTTAAAAACTACACCTAAAAGATATACATTTTGGAATACAAATTTGCGTTTCAAAATATTAGGAATTTGTTTTTTACTTTTTATTATCTTATGCCTAGCTGGGTGCAGTTCAAGACGGATAGTAGATAGTAGAGGCAAATCATCTGCTAATGTCGAAGGCGACATGAACAGATACCATGATGATTTATATACTTGTGAATCTTTAGTAAAAGATGAGACTAATTTTTTACTGGATGCTGGTAAAATAGTGTATAATTCATTAAGATTTAGAGTATTATGGCTTTCACCTAAACTTCAAACAAGGAAAGATTATATTGATAATTGTTTGGAAGGTAGAGGTTATAATATAGTTAATAAATAATAATAATGAGGAGAATAATATGAACGAAGGAAAAGTAGCAAAGACATACGACAATAGCAAAACTAATGAAGAGGGAGTATATATTAATAATTATGCTTTTGATTTAGTTGATGGAAGTAGACTATATTGCAAAGAAAAATTAGAACCAGTTCCACAACCAAATTCTATAATTAGTTTTGTTGTAAAGGGTGGTGTCAAAACATCTGCAAACGGAAATCAATACCGAAACGTAGAAAATGTTAAAGTAATTGTAGAAAGCAGTCAACCAGTTGCAACTACTAATGGTGCTAATGGATTTAAACCTGATAACAACAAAGATAAATTAATTTTTGTTACTGGTGTTGTTGGCAGAGCAATGGGAAGTGGTAATTTTTCAGAAGAAAAGATTGATGTAATTACTGAAAGAGCCATTGCATCTTTTAACAAGCATCTTGGTTAATGAAGGATTACAAAAAACTATTCAGCAGATTTTGGGGTATATCAGGAGATGATGTACCCATTTGCTGGGGTTGTAATCAAGCTGTAGGGGTAGATATTCACCATTTGATACCTAAAGGCATGGGTGGAGTAAAAAACAACAGATTAAACAGAATAGACAACTTGTTTTTGTTGTGTAGAAGATGCCACACCACAGCACACAAAGACAAACAAATTAATGAACAATATAAACAAACACTTTTAGAAAAAATTAAATTAAAGGAAGCTGGTTTAATATGAAAAAAGAATGGGTGATAAATTTAAAGATGGAATTTAAAACAAGACCAAGTAAGTATGAAGTTGAAAGTAAATTGTTTGATCTATTAAAAGAAGGTTTTACTTTACGCACACCAGAAGAACAAGATGATTATATTAGAGCAAAAGAAATAAGAGAAAAAAAACGTGGTTAAAAAGAAAGAAGGTATAAAATTAATTTATAAAGCAGAGGAGTACTGGAAAAATTTTTTACACATGAAGCGTTGCCACGTCTGTGGAGAAGTAGCAGAACATTATTACAAGTTTAAGTTCTATTGCCATAAACACTACAAAGAAGAAAAAAGTAAAAGAGGATTATAATGACTGATATTTATAGCTTACAATTTGATCCACATAAATTATCGCACCAACAAGAGCAGTTGGGTTTAGAATATAGTGATAACGACACAGCACTTGAAATTTTAAAAAAGGAAGAAAAATTGATAGTAGCAGAATTAACACTTCACTATTCAAAAAACATAAAGTATAAAAATACAAGTGAATTACAGAGTTATATACACTCTGACAAAAGATTTAGAGATTTTGTTGATAGATACAGCAAAACTTTAAAAGTTAGGAATCGGTCTAAAGTTAGATACGAAACCTTTAAGACCTTCAGAGAAGATTTAAGGAGTAAATCTATCAATGAAGTACAATTAGCTCGACACAACATTTAATAGAAAGGAGTATGTTATGAGCCAACCAAAAATAAAAAAACTATCACAAGAAGAAATGATATTACAACATCTGAAAGAAGGTAAAGCTATAACAAGTTTAGATGCCTTACGAAGATACGGCTGTTTCAGATTAAGTGGTAGAATTTTTGATCTAAGAAAAGATGGTTATGCAATCACTACAACTAACATTACAAAAGGTGGTAAAACTTTTGCTGAGTATTCTTTAGAAGGAGATAGCAATGAGTGACAAATTATTTTCCCAGGAAGAACTTGAAACAGAATCAGAAAAACTTGATCTGAATAAAGCTAGGATAATTGCTAATTATCAACCTCAATTAAATAGCATGAGTACACTAATAAATGCTTTGGAAACTTACCAGTTAAATCATGGTAAAGAAAGCAATGTTTATTATGAGATTTTAGATTTAAAAGCTAAAGTAGTAAAAAACAAAGAAGCATTAGAAGATTTTTTAGGTGCATTATGAACGTAAAAAAAATTGTAAAAGAAAAAAATATTAATACGCATCAATTAGCAAGAGATTTGGACATATCCTATACTTATGCTGATCTATTAATTAATTCAAAAAGGATACCTAGTATAAAAGTTATGAAGAAAATACGAGAAGTTTATAATATTCCTTTGGGGGTTTTCTGATGCAATACATAATATTTTTTATAGGAATAATTTTATTTGCAATAACTATTCAAGTAATGGGTTCTGTATGATAGAACATTTTACAAAGTTTGATGGTGGCGGTAAGAAAGATATTCTACCGCTATCATTTAGTCAGCTTACAGAATTTGCATTTAATAGAGAAAGATGGGCTTTAAGAAGATTATTTGGTTATGAGTTTGATACTAACCCAGCTATGCAAAGAGGAACTGTTGTAGAATCTGGTTTAAATATGTGGCTTAACGGAATAGATCAAGAGAAAGCAGTAGAAAAAATGCTTCATGAATATGATCAAAATTGCTCTAAATTAGTAGGAGACAAGGTAGCTAATGAAAGAGAAAACCTTACACCATTATTTAATGAAGGAGTTGAAAGACTTAAAGAGTATGCTTTCAAATGGGATTTAGTAGGGTATCAAAAGAAGGTAGAAATGGATATTCATGGAATACCTTTAGTTGGATATACTGATTTTCAATTTGAGGATAAAAATACTAAAGAAGATTTTTATATAGACTTAAAGACTACTTTAAGAAAACCTAATGGCATATCTAATACTCATGCTATGCAACAAGCTATATACCAAAAAGGAACAAATGCTAATCAAAAGTTGTGGTATTTAGTAAGCAAGAAATCTGGTACTGAATTTTATGAGTTTAGTTTATCAAATTATAAAAGACCTATGCAGATATGCAATCATATTGTCAAAGCTATGGGTTTATGGCTATCAAAAGTAGATAACCTAGATGATGTTAAAAACATACTTATTCCTAATCCAGATGAGTGGATATGGAATGAAGAAGCAGTCTATAAAGCTAGAATAGAGGTATGGGGGTATTAATTTACCCTTATACCAAGATAATTATTCAGGTTTTATAATTATTATGATAAAATAAAATAAGGAGAAAAAATGTTTATTAATGAGAGTTCAAAACCAAAAGAAAAACTAAAAGCATGGTATTTATTTACTGAAGATTTTGTTGCTGGAACACAACACTTAACAAATGAAAAGATAGGAGTGTATATAAGACTGTTATGTTGGAATTGGAATAAAAGGTGTCAAGGTATACCACTAGATTCCAACAGCCACTATAGAATAGCAAATTGCATCACAGATGCAGAAAAAAAATCATGTGACGAAGTTATAAAAGAATTTTTTGTAGAAGTCAGAGATCATTACCAGAATGAAAGACAATTACAAGAATACTTATACATCACCAAAAGAATAGAGGCATCTAAGATAAATGGAAGGCTTGGGGGAAGACCAAAAAAACCTAGCATAGAACCTAAACCTAACCTAGACAAAAGCCCTCCTACCCTAACCACTACCCTTACCATTAAACCTAAAACCAAGAAGAAGGATAATTTCCCTTTATTTTGGAATAAAATATCTAATAAAGTAAGTAAGGGTATAGCAGAAAAGAATTATAAACTTTTAGATCAAGAATGGTTAGATAAACCAGAAGAGTTAGCAGAAATCTATAATAATTATTTTAATTCAGTAGAAGATAAGAAGTTTGCTAAACAACCAGCCTTCTGGCTATCAGCAAAGAAGTATGAAGATGAGGTAGCTAAACAAGACACTAGCAAAGGTGAAGTTTATCCTTTAAGGTTAAAAATGTTTAAACAAGCTATACAAGACAAAGATAAGAGTTCATTTATACAAAGTTTTGCTAATCAACACTTTCCTGATGTTCAAAGAGCTATTAAAGAGGGTGAGTTCACAAAAGATGATGCCATTAAGTATTTAAACATGGGTAGTAGACTATGACGGATAGATTTAAAGGAAATAAGTCTATACCAGATTTTACTTTCTATAGTATGTCTAGGAAACAAGAACAATTGAATAAAAAAAAGATAGAAGCTAAATTTTCTACTGGAATATATATGTATTGTTCTAAATGTTGTGGTAACCCTATTATAAGAGTAGATAATGCAGAAAAATATATTTGTTCTAATTGTTTAATGAAAATGGTAAAAAATAAAATTAAATGGAATATTTAGAAAAAGTTGAATTATTTAAAAAACTTGTATCTGAAATAGATATAAGTAAGTATAACCAAAAAGAATATGAAAAAATTGTTAACCTTTTATTTCAAGATATATTTAGGATTGAATAATATTTTTATATTGTTAAAGTTATAATACCAAACTAAATGGGTAATTAGGAATGAAAGTAGAAACAATAGATATAGATAAATTAATTCCATATCACAATAATCCAAGAAAAGATCAAGCAATAGATAAAGTAGCCAGTTCAATTAATGAATATGGATTTCAACAGCCAATAGTAGTTGATAAAAATATGGTGCTTATAGTAGGTCATACTAGGTTATTAGGTGCTAAAAAATTAGGTCTAAAACAAGTGCCAATTCATATTGCAGATTTATCTGAGGCAAAAGCAAAAGCATACAGGATAGCTGATAACAGACTAAATGAAGATAGTAACTGGGATTTTGATTTATTAGATTTAGAAGTAAAAAGTTTATTGGAAGAAAACTATGATATTGATTTATTAGGGTTTGATTCAGGTGAAATAGATAAGTTTTTAAAAAATGATGAGGAATATTTAACAGATGAAGATGAAGTGCCAGAACCACCTGAAGAGCCTATTACTAAATTAGGTGATATATGGCAATTAGATAATCATAGGGTTATGTGTGGGGATAGCACTGTGATTACAGATATTGAAAAATTAATGAATGGAATAAAACCAGATTTAATACATACTGACCCTCCTTATGGAATGAACGCAGTAAGTAAAAGTGGTGTATTATCAAAAAATTATAAAACAGATATAAAAGGTGATGATGATAATAAAACAGCAAAAGACTCTTTCCAATTAATATACAATTTATACCCATATGCAAAACAAATATGGTGGGGTGCAAATTATTACAGCTCTATTTTACCAGACAGCGAATGTTGGCTTGTGTGGGATAAAAACAACGGACAATCAGACCAAACTGACTGCGAGTTAGCTTGGGCGAACTTTAGGTCTGTGGTAAGGCAATTTACACAAACCTCAGAAAAACAAAACAGAGTACACCCAACACAAAAACCAGTATCATTAATGGAATGGATTATAAAAAGATTTAATTTAACCTCAAAGACTATTGCAGACTACTTTGGTGGTTCTGGAAGTACTTTAATAGCTGGAGAAAAAAACAAACTTAACTGTTTTATAATGGAGTATGACCCTAAATACTGTGATGTAATAATTAAAAGATGGGAAAACTTTACTGGTAAGAAAGCTGAACTATTAAATGGCTAGACCAAAAAAATATAATATTGATACAAACCAAGTTCAAAAACTTGCATCTTTAGGCTGTACTAATACTGAAATGGGTGACTTTTTTGGTTGTTCTCCTGACCTTTTAGAGAAGAGTTATTCGGAATATCTGACAAAAGGGAGGGCAGAGCAACGAATTAGGCTTAGACAGTTACAATGGAAGTCAGCAGAACGAGGCAATGTAACTATGCAAATATTTCTAGGAAAGAATATGTTAGGACAGCAAGATAGAATAGAAGAGAACCAATTAGAAGAACCATTAGTATGGACTAATGATTGATGATACCTTTACCAGATAAAAAATATAATATTATATACGCAGACCCACCTTGGCACTATGAAACTAGAGGAGAGGGTGCAAGCAGAAATGTAACCAATAAATATAATACAATGAGTAAAGATGAAATATGGAACTTACCTATACAAAATATTACTGATGATAATTGTGTTTTATTTATATGGGTAACTTTTCCTAAAATAATAGAGGGTATTGAAACAATAAAAAAATGGGGTTTTGATTATTCTACTTGTGGTTTTGTGTGGGTGAAAGCAAATAAGAACTATAATAACAAACAACTAACATTTGTAAAAGAAGAAAAGTTTAATGCTTTTTGGGGATTAGGATATTGGACAAGAGCCAATGCAGAATTATGTTTAATAGCAAAAAAAGGTTCTATAGAAAGACAATCACGAGGAGTGCATCAAATAGTATATGAGCCAATACAAGAACATAGTAGAAAACCAGATTGCGTAAAAGATAAAATAGTACAACTTTGTGGAAACTTACCTAGAATAGAGTTGTTTGCTAGAAGAGAAACACAAGGTTGGGATTGTTGGGGTAATGAAGTATAATGCCATTAACTGAACCACAGAAAAAAGTAACTAATTCTCAAGCAAGATTTAGAGTATTAATTACTGGCAGAAGATTTGGTAAAACATATTTAGCTATAAATGAAATAGCAAAGTTCTCAAGTCAACCTAATAAAAAGGTTTGGTATGTTGCACCTAGTTATAGACAAGCTAAGACAATATGCTGGGCAGAGTTAAAAGAAAAAATGATTAAACATAAATGGGTTAAAAATATAAATCATAGTGATTTGACCATAACATTAAGAAATAACTCAACTATAACATTAAGGGGAAGCGAAAATTTTGACGCACTAAGAGGAGTTGGCTTAGATATGGTAATTTTTGATGAATTTTCAGACATAAACAAAGAGGCTTGGTATGAAGTGTTAAGACCAACATTATCTGATACTAAAGGTTGTGCGTTCTTCTGTGGTAGCCCTAGAGGTTTTGGTAACTGGTCTTATGAGTTATTTAAGATGGGTGAAACTAACAATGACTGGGAAAGTTTTAAATATACTACATTAGAAGGAGAACAAGTAAGTGAAGATGAAATAGAACAAGCAAAACAAGATTTAGATTTAAGAACATTTCAGCAAGAGTATGAAGCAACCTTTGTAAATTATTCTGGAATGATATATTATAATTTTAGTAGGGAAAAAAATATAATTGATAAGTACAAAGATAATAGTTTATTTTTACATATAGGATTAGACTTTAATGTAGACCCTATGTGTGCAGTAGTATCAATAATAGAGAATAATAAAGTTATGGTAATAGATGAGATACAAATATATTCCTCTAACACGAATGAAATGTGTGAAGAAATAAAAACAAGGTACAAACATAAAAATATTATTGTTTACCCTGATCCAAGTGCTAGGCAAAGAAAAACATCTGCTGGTGGATTAACAGATTTATCTATATTAAAAAACTTTGGTTTTGATGTTAAGTGCAGAAACAATGCACCCTTAGTAAGAGACAGAATAAATGCAGTAAATTCTAAGCTAAAAAATGTTGCTGGTAAAAGCAGTTTATTTGTTTTAAATACTTGTAAAAATGTTATAAAGAGTATAGAAAGACAGATATACAAAGAAGGAACTCATGTACCAGATAAAGATAGTGGTTATGATCACATGAATGACGCATTGGGTTATCTAATAGAATATAACTATCCTATTAGAAGAAACTTTAAACCAACTGATCAAAAGAGGTGGAGTTAATGAATAGAGAAGAATTACAACAGAAACATTATTTATGGACTGCTAACATAGAGAACTGGGAGTTTTACATTCGCAGTTACTTAGGAGGAAATGATTATAAAAATGGATATTACTTGCACAGATATATATTGGAATCACCTGAAGAGTATGATGCAAGAGTAAGACACACACCATTGGATAATCATTGCAAGAATGTCGTACAAATCTACACCAGTTTCTTATGGCGAGTACCACCCACAAGAGATTATGGAAGTTTAGATGGAGATGAACAACTACAATCATTTATTAAAGATGCTGATTTAGATGGAAGAAACTTTAACACAGTTATGAGGGAAGTGCAAATGAACGCATCTATTTATGGTAACTGTTGGGTAATTGTAGATAAACCACAGAGTAATGCAAAAACTAGAGCAGAAGAACTGGCTCAAGATATAAGACCTTATGTGTCAATATATACACCTGAAAACATTGTTAACTGGAACTATAGTAGAGCAAGTAGTGGTAGATTTTATTTAGATTATTTAGTGGTAGTGGAAGATATAAATTCAGAAAGAGCTATACTGAAAGTATTTACAGAAGAAACTATCAGCACTTATGAGGTGCAAGAATACGACAAGGAATATGAAGAAGGAGATGCAAAGCTATTAGAAGAAATACCTAACCCAATAGGAGTTATTCCAGCAGTTAATGTTTATAACTTAAGAGGAAACAAAAGACCAATAGGTATAAGTGATTTATCAG